CTTCTAAAACGAACTCCAGACGCATCAGTATAGCATTCTCAACCCGCTTGCTGTAAGCACGAATCTCACGCCTCGCTGCATCTATTGCCCCTCTTTTCATGCCAAACTTAATCATACTATGATCTGTCTTTGTTTCGTTAATCTCTGATAGCTGTTAGCGATAACCTGATGAGTGCCTATGCACTTGCAATCGCTATCCTTCAACCTTACCTTTTTGCAATCCGAATAATCGGCTGTCCCCAAGTGTTTCTCATCTACAAGGATTACATAGTTAGCCCTACGATACTGCCCACCTTCGTAAACTGTTAGCTCACGTTTTTGAGCTTTGATATTGCAGGGATAATACACGCTCCAACTGGGTCGGGAAGGTAGGGGATGTCCCCACCTATCCGTTCCCGTTGTGCTTGTACCCGTATAGAATGATATTTCACCCAGTTCAACCATGATTATATCGAATTGAAATTTTCACCTACATAGCCAACTTTGCCTCCGCCTCCCTCTCCGTATTCATCGTAGATACTATTCGCATCCCTTTTCAAAGCATTGCGCTCTGCTTCGGTAAAAGAAATAGTTACCTCCTGCTCACGGATATTAGGAGCCTTTGAAAGCCACAGGTAAATATCTGCTTTGGCCAAATTAAACGAACGGTTAAACGATACCTCGGCTGTGGAAACTAAACCACGCTTTGCACAAACGAGGTCAATCGTTCCGCCGGGTATCGGATAGTTCGTTAACGCTTGTATGGCTTCTCCCACCTTCATTGCTACCAGCCTGTCGCATTGGTTTTAAAGAATATCATCTGATTGTATGCATCCACAGCAGGGAAAGCATGAGCCTTGCCGTAAACCTTTCCGTAAGGCACATCCTTCTCCTCCTTGTAAGAACCCACCATAAAGAATGATTCCTGCGTTTCACGCTGTGGAGATTCAGTGTAGATTTGCTTCCATTGGAACCTTCCAACAGTTGATTCGGGAGAGCCAACTGCAACAACGGAATTGAAAGGATTGGCAGTGGTATAGCTACCATCAGCATTCTCCCTTGTAATCAGGTCGTCAATTACCTCGAACTGAATTGCATCCACGCCAAAGTATTCAACAAGCATAGCGTTAATAGCCTCAAGCGTAGGAGGTGCTTGTGTGTTGTATATGTTCATAACCAGCGTAGCGCAATACTTCTGGATGGCTGTATTCTTGCGAATGTAGTTAAACAGCGTTGAACTAACCTTTATGCTACGGATTTTGAAACCCCTCGTCTTTGCCGGTTCGATAAAGTAGGTTTGAATATCGCCAATGATATCCTTCGACGCATCGTTCCAGTTGTTACCAGAATGATAATCTTTCTGCCAACTCTCAATAGGATATTCCATAGCGGCCAAGCCACGCAAATACGGGCTGTTGGCAGCAGCGAAACTAATCGAGCAGGCGTTGCTGATTAAAGAGTAGCATAGATACCTACGCTCGTTATCCAATGCTCTCCTTACATTGGCTAAATCATCATCCCAAAAGGCCAGCAGCTGTGCAGCAGTATCAGCGTTCTGCATACGTGCAAAATTCTCTTGCAATTTGTGCCAACGCTCAAAATCATCGGCATCCATTTCAAAGGCCTTACCAAAGGTGGCCAACTCACCCTGAACGGATTTATAGCCCCTGCGCCCCGAAACGGGAATGCTCGATTTGCTCTCAATGGGGTCAGCAGCGATGTTAAGCTTATTGGTTTGCCCCATGATAGTACGCCATGAACCATCTAACGTTTGCGATAGCGGGAAATGCACATCTATCGCTGCGGTCGGGAGTTGATTCTCGGTGTAGTACGCTCTGATATCCTCAATGGTCAATAGTTGGCCAGTAGGATTTATCGGTTGTAATTTTGCCATGACTCAATCCCTCCTAATACTTAATAACGTTAATATGCTTCAACTGGTCAAGATACGGATCAGCAATGGTATTCTCCAACACATCAGCCCTTGTATATACCCCAACCGGTAGCATGACAAGGTCAGCATTTGGTACCTCCATGCCAAACTTCGTAATACAATCGGGCGTACTCTTCGTTTTAATCTCTGTTGTAGTAGTACCAACCCTAACGGTAGCGGCTTCACAGATTAAGAACGGCTTTGTTGATTTTGTAACCGTTGCAATAACGGTTGAAACTTTCAAAACCTCTTTATCGCCAGCCGTTGCCAAAACACTTGCAATCTTATAGGCTTTATTGGACGTGCCTTTCGACTTCATCACAATATCGCCCTCTTTGAAGTGGTTAAACTTCTTATCCACAATAAGTAACTGTGCCGATGAACCCTCCAGCACCAATGCCTGCTTGCATACCCTGCGGTATCCAGAAGCATTGGGTGGAGCCACGGGCGTTCCTTCTGGTAGGAATCTCCCTTTGATGAGGTTGTCAGGCTTGATGCTGACACCTCCCGGAATATCCCACGCCCTGTCCTTGTTGATGATGTTTTTTCGGCTCAAAACATCTTCATACGTTTGGATTTGTTTCATTTCTCAGATTTTTGTTTTTGTTTGTTAACTAATTCTCGGGCTTGCTTCAACACGGGTGTTTGCCCATCCTGATGTTCCTCCCGTGCTCTGGATGGAACGCTGAAATCCAATCCATTCGCTTTGGCCTGCTCAATAAAGACTTTGTTAGCAGCCTCTCTTTGTGCAATAACCGCATTGAATGTATCGGTATTCATGTTCCCATACACCGAATCGTAAAGAGCTTCCTCAGCTTCGAGTTGACCCTTCGGCATCCCTGCATAGGCTTGCCGTAGCTTGGCCAATCGCCCCTCTTTAACAGCACCCGCCTGTAAATCCTGCATCTGCGTTGTTAATTTCTCAAGTTGCTCCTTGAGGCTTTTTACCTCCAAATTGGGTTCATCATCCTGCTTTTCGGGCGGTTTCCGTTCTAAGAGTTTTTTTCTCTCCTCTTCGAGTTTTTTTAACTCCTCATTGTGCTTTGCTTGCAACTTATCGGCTTCCGTTTTCAAAACGAAGTTGATATTGCCCTGCAAATTCTCAATCACACCCTTTGCATCAAAATTACCCAACTGCTCATCGGTGGTTATCAGCTTGGAGTATTGTTCTGCCAATCCCTCCAACGTGCGGTCGCTTACCTGTGAGTTTTGCTCACGTGCGCCCTTCAAAGTTTCAAAGATTTTTTCCTTCATCGCTTTAGTTTTTTAAGTTAAATATTCCTTCCAAAAGTTTATCTTTTAGCCTGTATAAATCAAACTCCTTTGCCCTCTCGTGTGCCGTTTCGGCAACCTCCTTGTAGAAAACTATATCGCTCATCAGCCTATCCGTTAGCTCTGAAATCCTACCTACATCATACGGGTTAACCAGCGTATCGGGATAGAGGTACTTTGCCGATTCACTCCTTTCACTACAAATCATAGGAATACCCAATGCAGCTGCATCCATGCAGGAACGGCCAATGGAATAGGATAGGTGAGTATCCACCAATACCTTGTACTGAGTTAGTAACTGTAAGTATTTCAGGTAATCTGTGCTGCCGTAAACATTCGTGTAGGTTTTCATTAATCGAATGGCATCATCGCCCTGATAGAACAGCAAATCTACAGGATACCGTTTATCATAGAACGCTTGTGCAACATACGCCTCGTTGCCCAAATAGTTGTGAGAAATTACCCCTATCCTATTTTCTTGCTGTGCCTTGGCCACGCCACGAACGAAATCAATATCAATAGGATTGTGAACGAATAGAACTGGCTTATCGGTTAAGTGCTTCAATAGTTTTATTTGATACTCCTCAACACCCATTACGTAATCGGCTGCATTTAAAGCCTGTTTTAGCAGTTGAAAGTTAAACGCTCCATTCATTATATCAACCGAGTGATCGGCTTGGCAGATGAGTTTCGTTTCTGAATCCTTGCCCAAAATAGCCCTTACCTCAAGTGCTAAATCCAAATCGTTCGGTGCCAAATTCATGTGAATAATATCGTAGCTCTTTATGCTTTCCTTGTTGATTATTTCAGCCCAGCGTTTCACATCTGAACCCAATGCACGAATCCAAAGGTACTGCCCGCTTCGGGTTATTTTCTCCTCATTGATTAGTGAACTATGTATGTAGTTTGTTAGCCACAATACTTTTTTATGTTCATAAAGTTTCCACTCGGGTATGGAGTTCAGTATTTCAGCGTGTTTTCCATATAACTCCTCTCTCCTATCCCATAGCGTTTCGTGGTAATCCCCGGCAATGTACTCAATCTCATCCGTTGTGTGCGGCCTACAAATAATCGGGAACTTTTTATCCTGCAACATCCTTGCTACCTCCAAATCGGTCATGCCGTGATACTTGAAATAGTTGGAGTGAATAAATACCTTATCAGTATCGTATAGAGATAACCCCGTGCTGGCCACGTTGCAGATGTATGGCGTTTCCTCATCCTCATTCCACGGGATTACCGTGTGTGCATCCATGAAGTGCTGCGGTTTAGGCTTCAATGCCTTACCGTATGTGGTTACCGCCACGCATCCAGTTTCCTGCATAAATCGCAAGCTCTTGGTGAAATAGGATTGCGTATAGATAAAATCATCATCTATGGTAAAGTAGTATTCACCCGTTCGCATGAAGTAGAACTTTCCGGAATCCATGATATTTTCTTCCCCGATATGGTAATGAAATTTCTCATCCTTCGGGAACTCATCAGGAACCTCGGTGTATTCATTCAAATAAACACGAACGGCATCGCACTTAATGCCACGGAGTGAATTGAGAACTTGCTCACAGTATCTGCGAGTTTTCGGGTACGTTGCTAAATTTATCGTAATCGGTTTGCTCATGCTGTTTTCATTTTTAGTGTTTCTAACCACACGGGTCTTCGTTTCCAGTTTTTTGTTAGTTCTTCAACTTCTTTTATGTAATCCAAATTGCTTACTTCGGTTACTCGATTTACACTCTCTCCAGTTACCTCTTGCCCTTTGATTATTCGCTCGGTATCTTCATCAATCTCATCACGTGTTTTCAGAATATTTGTTGCTACACATCGGCAGTTTACGTGCCACTTTTGGCTGAAATCAAAATCCTTTGGATACGTGCCTTGTAAATCTGCGCAAACAATACCGCCCTTATCCAGCGAAATATCGTAGTTCGGAGCAACACTTATATTAATGCCAACAATGAAATCCTGCTGCTGCCTCCGTAGCATCTGAGCCGATTCATAGGCAAAATTGGTTTCGTTTCTCGTTAGCCTCATGGCATTTTTGTAACTTGAGCGGTACATCCCCCGACCAGGCCTTGCCACATCCACAGCATTCAGCAACCTCTGTTCCCCAAAACGGCTATTAACGTTCTCTCTCAAAACAATGGGATTGTTAAGGTATCTACTCATCTGTATTGCTGTTGTCTTGGCCGATTGCCCCTTGCTTACTGCGAACTCCAGTGCGAGTTCTAACTCCTGTTTGAATTGTGCCGTATTTCTCCATATCCTTTGAGAAAGGTTTAACCCTCCCTCCAAACGGTTGAGAAACGCATCCCTCGCATGGATATTGGGTGCTAAATACCGATTCAATGCCCTCGATGGTAACAACTTCGCCTTTTTGCCAAATACCGTTTGAAACAGCAAATCATGCTTGTTATTGGCAATCTCCCAGCAATCCTGAACGCCAGTTAGTACCAAAGTATTAATATCGGAGTGCATCATTCGCATTAACTCATTTACCTTTCTGTTCAGGTCGGGATGGTTCGCAAAGGCATACTCCAAGTTTGAGTAGTTAACACTCATGTTGGCAACTTGCTGAATGATGGATAGATAGATAGCCCGTAACTCGGCACTCAACCGATTTACCAAAGCCCGTTGTTTTTTATCAAACCTATCCATTTTTTACAGCAAATTGTTAATTTCTTGGTTTCTCTCGTTCATTATCAGCTCAACCTCATTGCTCACGTTATCCACCACATCCAGCTCTTCAACGCCCTGCTCGATACTTATTACCCCTGCATCCCGTGCTATCTTAATGCTCTCTGCCCTATCCTTGAGCGAACGTACACTGTACGGCGTGATAATGCTTCTACAATTCAGCATCTCAAGTTGATTAGCCCATACGGGAAACTGAACGGCCATTAACTTTTTCACCAGATCAAATTCTTCGGTGAGCATATAAACGTACTCTCCGCCATAGTCCTTTGCCCGCGCCTTGCTATCGAATAGCAGTATTTCCTTGTTATCTGCACTCAAGGGAGTTTTCTGCATTGCGCTCGGTGAGTTGTTGAACACCTGCGTTTGCTGATAGAACTGCTCCTCAATGGTTCGGTACTGCCACTCAACGGCATCCTTTGCCCCTTCCCATTGCACTGCATTCATAAAACCGCCTTTTTCGACAACGATCACCCGCCTCGAATCATCGGGTTTCTCCTCCACCTTGCTCACTCGGCCACCTTCGCCTTTATAGATAACATATGTAGGTACGGTGTTTTTATCAATGTACATCATCTGCTTGGAGAGAATATCCTCCATTATCTCCACCAGTGCCGTTCCGCCTTTGCCGCCCCAAACAGGCTCATCAATCCATGTGTAGATAACAGGCAATACATCTAAATCGTTCTGCTCAATATCTAACTGCTTCCACCCGCCACCCGTATTCTCATAGGTAATCACGGCACCCACAACGTAGGTGATTAACTTCATGGTGGCATCCCTTGCATCCGTCCAGCCAATGCTCAATCCTAACAACCGTTTCTCATCGCTGAAATAAGGGTACAATTTGTACCCTAACGCCGGGGAATAGAGGTTGTGAGTTAATGCAAACTCCGATGTTTTGCCTTTTATCGTTGTTCGTTTCTTTTCCAAACGCCAAACGGTGGCCACTTGGCACGATTTGAAGAGTTCCTTTCCTCTCTCCATGTTCAGGCTATCCACAGCATTAAGCACCTTGTAATTTATCTCTAATGCCTCTTTTGCTTCTTCCGCCTGTTCATCATCGTTCTCAATATCGTACTTTCGCACTACGTCAGTATAGAATAGCGATTGTGCCATTTTATTAACGGCCTCCTTTTGCTTGGCTAACGGTATCCTTCTTATTTGGTCAACGCCATTCTGCATCTTTACAGGATAACGAAGTGCATCAACCATGATGGCGTGCTTCATCTCGTTATACTGAGGCTCTAAATCGTTAGCCCATGATGGAAGGTTGAGATCGCTCTGCGTTAATAGGTAAACGGCCTCATTCGTGTTCGGTTTGTTGATTATTTCCTGTAGCTGCTCTATCGTCATGTTACTTTATTTTAACGATGGCAGTTTTTCCGCCACTCCCATTTTCGGGATGGTTATTTCTTTGCCCTTTTTACGGGTTTTCTCCCTGCGGGTTTCCTTACTTCCTTTGGTGTTTCGGTTGCCTTAATCTGCTGCTCAACCTCCTGTTCAGGATATTTCGGCAACATCCCCTGCCTTACCAGTTCTCGGTTAATCTCCTTCTTGAGCAGGGTTTCACTCTCTGCAAGGTACGGAGCCACCCGTTCGTGAGTGAGCCTCGAAAGCTCATCAACAAGTTTTAGCTTCACATCCCGCCTTGCATCCACAGCCACTATATCCGCTTCGTTGTAATGAACTCCATTGGATATGTATGTCCCCCAAACATCACGCTTGCCATCGGATAGTTCATAAATAATTTTATTCGTTCCACCCTCAAACGTGGATATGGATACAGCCACAATCAGCTCCTCGCCCGTGGCTTTCACCCTTACCTTTTCACCTACATTGAAACGTGCCATAGTAGTATTTTTTTTGGTTGCTACAAAGGTGAACTACCCACGAACTAAAGATTCGTGGGCTTCCGACTTCACAGAGGAATGCCCTTTCAAAAGATTAGGTCTTCTATCCTCTCCATCGGTGTAATCGACAGTCCCTGCCGATATATTATTTAATCCTAATTTTAGGATATTAATAGCAGCATTTACATCTCTATTATGATGTGTACCGCAAGATGGGCAACCCCATTCTCTTACTTTCAAGTCTTTTATTTCGCTATTACGATAGCCACAAACATTACAAGTTTGAGATGATGGGAAGAACCTATCAATCTTAACTACATTCCTACCATTCCAATTAGCCTTATATGTTAGCATAGTGACGAATGTACCCCAACTTGCATCAGCAATTGATTTATATTCTTGAATACTTCACCATCAGATGTTATCAGTAGGTCTTTCAAACCTAAATCTACACCAACTGCTTTATTAGCAGGTGCAAGTTCTTGATACTCCTCTATTGTGAATACTGATACAAAATACTTTCCTGTTGGAGTTTTAGTTAGACTAACTTTGCCCATCTTACCTTTGATTTCTCTATGCAGACGGATAGTTATACCACTCTTGAATTTAGGTAGCCACAATTTACTATCTTCAATAGTTGCAAATTGGGGTACGGTAAATGTATTCTTACCTTTCTTTGAGTGATAGTTAGGGAACTTCGCTCTCTTTTGGAAGAAATTAGTGTATGCAGTTTCAAGATTACGCAAAGCAAATTGAAGTGTTTGAGAGTTTACTTCTTTAAGCCAAGCGGTTTCTTCTTTTTTCTTTAATTCAGTTAGAGCCTTTGCCTGAGCATAGTAGTTATCACTCTCTCCTTTCTCTTTGTATTGCTCTTGCCTTTGATTAAGGAAATAGTTATAGACAAAGCGAGTACAGCCGAAGTGCTTCGCCAACAATTCCATTTGGGAAGCATTTGGATATATCCTAAATCTGTATGTTCTATTTATCGTCTTAATCATAGTGCAAATATACATATAAGTATTTACAAAAACAATAAACTTTTCAACATTATATTAACATTTCCACCCGCCTTACGAAATCGGGGTCATATTCGGAATAGCCCAACTCAAACCACATCCTCATAATGAAGTTATCCGCCCAATCTGGTGAATGCCCTATATTCTCTTTCACCTTATCCTTCGGGAGTATCCTTAATTTCGTGTCGTTATCCGCTTGATAGGTTTTGATTTGCCCCAGCTCCTCCTCGATGTACTGCCGTTCATCCTCAGCCACTTGGTACTCAAAATAGATACTCCCGATGGTATCGGCCAAATGGTATGCACACTCACATTTCAGGTTGTAGTAAGCACTATCGAATGGCCTCCCGTTATTTAGAAATCCATTGATTCCACAGTTATCCACTACCCCTCCACCGATACCATCCTCATCGGCAATGCAGTTTCGTGCCGGTATCCCGTGCTTGCTGCGCATGGTGTTGATAGTGTTCTGAATCTGTACCGTGCTGCTAATATCGTAAACTTTCACATCCACTATTACGAAGCCGTACCAAACCATGATAATAGCCTTATCAGAACCGTACCTCGCTATATCAGCCGTTATGTACCTATTGGCATAATCTCGATTTATGTGTGTATTGCTCCATATTGCTGCTATTTTTTCATACGGGATTAGTGCGGTTGGGTCGTCGTCATAATCGAAATTGCCGTTTAGTAACCTTTCCTTTGTGCTTTTATCCTTGATGTTTTTTAGATTTTCGATATACTCTTTCGGCAGCCACGGGTTATCTGAATATAGAGCGGGAATAAATCTTGTATCTTCGGCTTGGTTATTATCCCTGTATGGCTTGTAAAAGGTGTGGTATAGCCAATTCTTCTTTGGATTGAACGTTACCAGTATTTTGCCTGACAGCCCTATCTCCTCGTTGTGCCATCTCCCTACTTTTGATTTTAGCACCTCGAATGCCAACGGGTGAACGTTGCCCGCTTCTTCAATCCAACCACCTGTATATTCTTTTGAACCCAATGCCTCAAACATAGGGTCTTTGCGTGGATAGTATTGCAACTCCAAAAAATCAATGATGGAGCCATTATCAAAGAATATTCCCCTATCGTTTACCCGCCAGCCATCAATACCCTTGGCCTTGCATACCTTTCGCCACGTGTGTACCATTGAATCCCGCACTTCCATCAGGGTATTTCGCCCGAAAAACCATTTTGTTTCAGGATGTGTTACACACATCGTGGAGAATATATCACAGCCTAAATAGGATTTTCCACCACCACCTGCCCCACCATAGCCTATGAACTTAGCATTTTCCGAAAGGAAACACGCCCACGCCTCTAACTGCTTTTCGCTTCGGCTAAACCCGTTTTCTATCTCCGATACCGAGTGCATCCCTGATGTGTTGAATAGTATCTTTTGAGTATTTGTGCTCTAATTCCTGCTTCTCTGGAGCGTAATCGCCATCTATCTTGCTCAGGTAATCCAATGCCCTGACCACCTCGGCTGCTGAATTGTAAACCAGTGAGTACTCAATTGGATTGCCGTTTGCATCCAACTTGGTTGGTATCCGCTTTGGGTTGTTCCTTGCTATCTTAGTGGCAATCTCCATCCTTTCAAAACGGCTCAATATATCGTATTTAACGGCTTCTTTTTCCATCTCGACCCTTACGTCGTCTTTCTCTTTTTCGAGCCTATTTTGACGCTCCTTATACTCTTGTTGGCATTCTTTCCAATAGTTTGCAAAGGCTCTTTCCGACAACTGCATATTTCTGCATATCGCTGCATACGTATCATTGAATGTTAACCCCTCTTCCATTTTGGATAGGATTATCTTTTTTGCTTTTATTTTATTGATACGTGGTTTGCTCATTTAATCGTAGTATCTTGATTTAATTCTAAAATGCTGTTTTAAGTATTCGTATTGTTCTGCGACAAAGTTATACATTTTTTCGCAATTGAATATCTCTAGTGTTTCAATTTTTGCCGTCCCCCCCATATTCATAGAACCAGTTAAGGTGTTACCAGCAATGCCACCGACACCGCTAAAATAACCGAAGTTGTGATTTAAAGTCATTAAAACGCTTTTCTTGTTTCTCATAATATTCAGGGTCTATTTCAAATCCTACAAAGTTGAACCCACCTTTATACGCTGCAATCCTACTGCTTCCACTCCCCACGTGAGTATCTAAAATACTTTGCCCTTCAGTTGCATATTTGTAAAAAATCCAATCATAAAGTTTTATCGGCTTTTGGGTAGGGTGAAATTTATTTGCCTTATCCAAATAAGCAGAGTGCCTAAACATTTTTGGGGCTTTATCAAATGAAGTCCAAGCCATTTCACAATCTGCAAATGATAATCCTTCAGGTATTTCTTTATCCCAAATTATGTAATTTTTGCACGGTGGAAGTTCAAAGTAATTTCCGCCCCAAATGATTTGATTTTTTGAAACTCTAAATAATTGGGCAAAGTATTCAGGGCTTGGCGTTTCTTTATCCCAATCTTTAGGAGTCCATTTCCTGTTCTGTATTTTAGATGCTTTTTTACTTTTACCTACACCCATATTCATATTAGCTAAGTCAAGCCCATAAGGCGGGTCAACTACTGCTAAATCAAATTGATTGTCTGAAAAGCGTTTTAAAGCCTCTACACAATCCTCATTGTAAACTATCGAAGAAGGCACATGCCCATAACACGGGTTTTGCGTCAGGCGGGCTGACGTGCCATCCTCAACATTTGTATTTCTATCAATCATTTGTGCTTAAATTAAAGTTTCGTTTTTTAAATCCCGCCCGAACGCAAAGCCCTCGAACGTTATGCACAAGTTTAAGAAAACAGCGTTCGTGCATTTATCCGATGTTCTGCAATCTTGAAATAATTCTCGTCTTTTTCTATTCCGATAAAGTTTCGGTTTAGATTTTTACAGGCTACTCCAGTAGTTCCAGAACCCATACAAGGGTCAAATACTGTCATGTTTTCATTGCTGTATGTTTTTAGTAACCAATCAAGCAACTTTATAGGTTTTTGAGTGGGATGTTTTACTTTCTCATTTGAGTTGTTTACAATTCCAGTAATATCTATAACGCTTGTAGGAAATCTACTTCCGTCATCTGTATAATCAGTATATCGGTCTGTATTTCTATAATTTGATGAATTTACCTTATGCTTTTTTATTCCACATATTTTATTACCTGTTGTTTTTTGTGGGTTGTAAACAGGCAGTGAATTGTAAAATACCAATATTGTTTCATGGGTTCTTATAGGCATTTTATTTGCATTTAAAACGCCACTTGGAGTTCTTTTATGCCAACAAATATCATACTTGAACATTTTAGGATTACTCATTACTAAAGCACTTGTAAAAGGCTGCGATGCAGTTGTAATAAATGCACCATTTGGTTTTAGTAAGTAATTAACCATTTCCCAAAGTTTGTCAAATGGAATAATTGAATCCCATTTATTTTGAGTTGTACCATAAGGCAAATCGGTTAAAATTAAGTCTATGCTTTTAGGTTCGATATTTTTATATAGTTCCAAACAATCGCCTAAAAAAACCTGTGCATAACACTCGCTATAAGTAATGGCGGGTGCTGTTGTATTTTGTTGTTCTGTGCTTTCTATTGTCATTATCTGTTATTTAAAGTGAGTAGTTCAAAACCGCCACTACTCATAGCGGAAACGGTATAGTTAATTGGGGTTTTATCTTGTAATTCAATCATTTGTTCTCGTATTAAAATTTGTACTTGTGGATAGGTTCGGAGCTTCGTAATCCCCAACTAACCATACCACCATCGATGTGTGCCGATTGAAGTTTCTGCTGTCCAGCTTGATTATTCTACTCATTAGCGGTTGCTTTATTTACAAGTTTTAAACCTTATATTCTCCAAATATACGTAGGTGTAGCGTTATACCCCACCCCCGTGCATGTGTAACCGTATGGCTTCAGTAGGTTATCAATCGCTTTGTACATCGCATCTGTTTGGGCCTCGCATACCATTACCGGCTTGCATCGCTGTATGGTTTCGTCTGCCCCTTTCAGCACCTCAATTTCGCTACCCTCCACATCAATTTTTATCAACACCACGCTTTCTGTTTTCTGTATCTGATTATCCAGCGTATCGGCCTCAACCCACACCCCCGTTTCGCCTATTCTGCCCATGCCCATATTTCTTTCGCTATGGGTTTCTAGTTTCAAATTACAACGCTCACTCCATGCCGCTTTCTTTATCCCCCTGAACGGCTTTTTTTGATTCAAACCCATGTTTAAGCCCAGAATTTCAAAGCAAATATCTTGCGGCTCGAATGAATATATCGCCGTTGATTCACAATGATTTGCGAAGTATAAGCTATGGTTGCCGATATTTGCACCCACGTCCACATACACCCCGCTCAATCCCATTTTCCTTATTGCGCCCAACAATTCATACTCATACCACGGTACTTGGATGTAGATGTGCTCGCCCCGCATGCCATAGAAGCGGTAATCCCTGCCATTGTACTTAAATGCTTTAATATCAATCATTTTTTTAGTTTATCGGCCTCGATACATGACAAAAAGCGGGGTAACTGATGGATATACCATGCTCCACATCGTTCTGCCAGTCCAGTATCGCCCCGCTCGGCTGGTTCGTGTCAATATCAAAGAGTACGTCTTTCAGCTCGAAATAGTTACCGCCAAAATTCGCAACCCCTAGGTGCTTATTAAATGTTTCAAAGGTTAGCCCCTGCTTCGCTGCAAAGGCTTCGCAATACGCCAATATGGCTTCATTCAACTTGCTTCTCAATTCTTTCATGGCTCGAATATAGTTAATTAATTTGTGAAATGCAAATTTATTAAAAAAGAGCGGAGCGACCCGCACGGCAATACTCTTCCCGTTAACGGCAAACTGCTACGTTTCTGTTTCGAATGATTGTAAGGACACAAATACACTATTTATAGACAATTAAGGGCGATCATTTGCAAGAACAGAAACTTCACTTTCCAAATCAATTACCCTATCCTCTAACTCTTTTATCATTTCCAACATTTCTTTTGCAAAATCAATTGAAATAATAATGCCTGTGTACGCCTCACCATTTTCATCGAAGAACTCTTTGGCTCTTTTTTTTAGATTTTCTAATTTGTACTCTAAATTAAACTCCATTTTTATTCTTGATTTAGGCCTTCCTGTAACATTGTATTGCTGTAAGTGTGGCAGACGTGCCAAATTCTTGACAGCTCTTTTTTGCTCGCAAAATACTCATCAAGGCTAATACTCTTTTCTTTGAGTTCTGCCTTCAATTCCTGAACAGCAGGAAATATCCTGTTGTGTAGATCCACAGCTTTCAGCGCATAGCAGCCGTTGCATCTGCCCAGCATTTCATGCTGAACTGGCTTGCCGCAGTCTGGGCATAATTTTTCTGTTCTTTCAAGCCCAAGTTCCACCCGGCAAAAATCCGCCTTCTCTCTGAACCACCCGTCCGTTTCGTACAAATTAACAAACGTGCGCTTGCTATGCAGCACGGTGGTATGGTCTCGCCTTCCAAATTCGTAACCAACCATTGAATAGGTTACCCTCTGCCCGTTCCTTTTAAACAGTTCAAACGATAGCGCAATGGCCATGTGCCTTGCAAACACTGCCTTTTTTTGCCGTGTTCGCCCGATAACCAAACCCGCCTCGATATCAAAAACATCTGAGCATACCCTGATTGCCTCGCCAATGACCGGACTAATCATTTCCGGCGAGTTTAAGCACTTGCTGTGGCAGTACGTGATTCTGCTCTCGTTGCCCGTAGTGATGGACTTTATGATTGTTACTTCACCTCTGACAAAATCGCTGTACCCGATAAATTTTCGACAGACCTCGCACCTTACGCTTCGATTATAGTTCATTGCTCTTAATTTTTTCGTTAGCCACAATACGAAGAAAGCCTCCGCACTGCAACATCGTAATATTGTTTTTCCTTTTCTATTCCAATTGATTTTCGGTTTAACTTTAAGGCTGCAAGGTTTGTAGTTCCTGAACCCATTGTGTTATCTAAAACCATATCGCCTTCGTTTGTATATGTTTTTACAAGGTATTCCAACAATTCTAATGGTTTTTGAGTTGGGTGTTCACCTGTTTGTCTTTTTACAAATTGAATTGAAGATGGTACTCTCAATTGAGCAACTTTAAATTCAGCACCTTGAAACAATCCATAGTTCTCACTTTTCTTATAGTGTTTATTTGTCGCTCCAACACACTTGCTTCCACTACCTTTTCTTTCTTCCATTTGTTTATTGTAAGTCCACTTTTTATTAGCAAATACCAATACATTTTCGTGTTCTTTCATCGGCTCTCTTACTGTGTTTGCGAAGTTACTTCCTTTATCTTTTTGCCAAATCCATTCGTGTTTGTAGTTTTTTGGGTTACTCATCACCAATGCACTTGTAAAAGGTTGTGAAGAAAACAAAACAACAACCCCATTTTCTTTTAAAACTCTATTGTATTGTTCCCAAAGTTTGTCTAATGGTAAAACACTATCCCACTTGTTTTGTGTAGTGCCATACGGTAAATCGCAAATAATCGCATCAATTGATTTATCCTCAATAAAAGGAAAAACATCAAAGCAATCAGCATTGACCAACGTACTGTGGCTAACGCGTGCTATATCCCATTTGGTTTTTTGTGGTAAATTCAACATTTGTTCTCGTTTTTAAGTTTGTAATAAATTGATAGTTCGGTGCTTCGTAATCCCAAACGGTACATAGCACCATACGTTAGCGTTCATTTGAAAAAGACATGTTGTAAATAGTTTCTTTTAACCTTTGACAAACACGCTTTAAATCATCTTCTGAATTTTCAATGAATGAAGCAGAAGCCCAGTGTGTTTTTGTTGACCACATTATCACTTTTTTACCTGCACTATTTCTGACAAATACTGAATATCCAAGTTCTTTAAGTTTCTTAATTAACGAATCAAACGACACGCTAACAGCACCTAAAAAACAGGCGGGGTTAGTCACTTCGTTGACAGTTTCAAATAAATTCAATTGTTCATTCATTTCATTAAATTTTGTGGGTAGTTTCCCGCCCGATTTTTTAGCTGCATCACGTTAGCGGTAATCCTAAAGACACCACCGTTCAACCGAAGCAATTGTATCGTGAATTGCTCCACCGTGAGAAAATAAAGCTATCTTTTCAACTTTAAATCCTCTGTTTGCCCCCATAGTATTTGAATGGTAGCCAAATGTTATTACTTTACCACCTTCTTTTAATACGTTCTTAATTTCGTCTTTCATCTGCTTAAATGGACTGCATTTAATTCCTTTATACATTTCCATACTTTTACGAAAAGCATAAGGCGGGTCAAGTAACACGGTGTCAAATTTTTCACCTTGCCAAGTTCTCAAAAACTCAACCGCATCCATTCTATAATCTGCCAGTGCTTCGGGGTCTAAATCGTTTCGCACTTCATCAATATTCAATTTTGTCCTTCCAGCAAACAAGTTTAAAGTTCTACCTTCACAATTATTTTCAGTCCATTCACGAATATTTCTCACTTGAAAAGTATATCTATGAAGTGGACATTTAATGTAATCGAATAAAGGACTACCGCTAACATCGGGTATAACCAATAGCGGTTTTTCTGCTGTGTTCAAAGTTTCGTTCTCGTTCATACTCTTATATATATTTTTAAATTTGTTCTTCGTAATCCGCTACTGGTCATACCCGCAGTTGTACGCAACCTTAAAATAGTTCTGGGCTGCATACTTTATTTTTAAGTCGTTGTTCGGACAAATCAAAATAAGACTTGTTTATTTCGCTTCCGACAAACTTTCTTTTTAATTCAAGACAAACTAATCCCGTTGTTCCAGTTCCCATAAAAGGGTCATAAATAACATCAGTTTCATTTGTAAATGTTTTTATCAATTTGTAAGGCAATGGGCGTGGAAAAGCTGCATTGTGTATTTCTGCTGCATCGTTACCACTATTCTTTTTTATCCTTAGCAAGTTTGCCATTGTTCCACGTTCAAAATGGCATACTTCAAATTGCCTGCTTATCGCATTGTTTTTGTCAAATACAATTACAAATTCAAATTCACTATTCAAAACCCTTTCACTCATTGCAGGCTCGCTATGTACTTTATCCCAAATAATTATTTCTTTTACTTGTTCAGCAAAATGTCCAAGCAGTTTCATTAATGCCACTTTATTGCCAGTAATCATTTGAATATTGTAAAAAACAAGTCCTTTGCTTATTCTAAGCATTTGTTCTATTACTTGCTTTTGCCAATCAAAATATTCATCCATTGTTAAAGCATCTTTGAAACTGCCATCGTATTTTGTTTTTTCATTTACGCTTCTTTTTGTGTATTTGCCTGTATGTATTCTAAGGTTATAATTGTATGGCGGAGAAGTCAAACAGTAATCAACTTCATTTTCTTGCATACGTTCCATAGTTTTCAGGCAGTCCTCGTTGAATAAGACAAAAGGCTGCGTACAACATTGCATTGGCAATAGTTGGGCAGACGTGCCAAACTCAACATTATTACTACTATTAACTTTTGTACTCATACTAAACTTTTGTTTTTCAAATTCCCAACCATCGCCAATGCTTCAACGGTATAGTTAATTGGGGTTTTATCTTGTAATTCAATCATTTGTTCTCGTATTAAAATTTGTACTTGTGGATAGGTTCGGAGCTTCGTAATCCCCAACTAACCATACCACCAT